CGCCACCCGTCGCACGGCGCCAGCTCCGCGGCCCACGCGAAGCCCACTTTCTCCGTCGCGTGGGCGGCGACCGGGAGCAGGAGCAGGAGGATCAGGACGAGGGCGCGGCGCATCACGGCGCCTCCGGGTGGCGCTGCAAGCGCTGGGTCAGGTCCGTCACCTCGGCCTCCACCTGGTCGATCTGGGCGCGCACGTCCTCGCCGAGCGGGCCAGGCAGATCGGCGTGGCGCAGCAGGTCCAGGAGCGCGCGGAGCTTTGGGGGGAGCAGGCCGGCCATCAGGAGGCCTTGAAGATGGAGATGAGGGTGTAGGACTGATCGATGTCATCCGTGTCGGTGGCCTGCCCCGTGAAGCCCACCGTCAACGCCGTGGCGGGATTCGCCGACAGGCTGAGCCCCGTCACCGAACTCTCCAGGGTGGGACTGGTCCCATTGACGTGCCCGCAGAGGACGGGCGTGCCGTACACCTTGAACCCGCTCGCGGTGGCGTAGACCACCACTAGGTCCACGAGGAGATCCTTGTTATTCGGCGCTGTCGTGCTATTCATCACGAGCGCCGTCCCCACCCCGATATTGAACTTGACCGTCTTTGTGTTGGCATTGGCCGCGAACACGAACTGGGCATGCACGATCAGCCCGTCTCCCACCGTGTCGATTGTGTTCGCCGGCATGGTCCACTGGTGCAGCGCGTCGACGCCGGTCAAGATGTTGCCCACCGGCACGGCGTTGACGTAGCCCGTGCGCATCGCGCCCGCGATGTCCGTGTTCAGCGCCACGAAGTTGGCGTTGACATCGGCCGCGCGGATCACGGTGCCGGCGGTAAAGGTCGTCAGGGTGGCCATCAGGCACGACTCCGTGGCCGCCGAATATGGCGGCGATCGCGATACAGGCACTCGTACCCCAGCCAGGTGTAGGCCTGGGATGGCTCGAGGTTCCGCACGGTGAACTCCACGACTTCGCCGAGGCCGCTCAGATCGAGCCGCACGATCCCCGTCCGTACGTCGGCATCCCACAGGTTGAGATCCCACGTGGCCTGATCCCACACGCTGCTGTCCGCCGTGAGATCGGCGTCGTAGGCCTGCCCGCCCGCCGCGCCGAAATCGAACGTGGTCGTGATCTGCACGTGCCCCACGTCTTCCGTGGAGAAGTAGAAGAAGGCGTAACGCACGGACTTCTGCACGCCCGGCTCGCCGAGATCGGTGATGTGCGACGCGATGCCGCTGATCGCCTCGGTGGAGCCCGAGGAGCGGTTCAGGCAGTACACGAAGCCGTCGTAGCCGCCCGCCCACACTTCGCGCGCCCCGGTCGTGGGATTGCGCACCGTCCACAGGCTCGCGTAGGCCGTGCTCGTCCAGACCGACCACGCCTTGAGCAGCATGTCGTACACCAGCAGCGTGTCGTTGGTGCCGCCGCTATTGGCGCACAGCGCGAGGTACAGGAAGTTGTTCTGCGAGTCGTACGCCATCGCGGCCGTGTTCAGGCTCGCCAGCGCCAGCGACACGTCGGTGTCGAGGCGGAAGTAGTTCTCCACCTTGTCGGAGACGAACGCCTCCTTGAGGTCGCCGAACTGCTGCGTCTGCGTCAGGTTATGCACGCCCAGCTCGGACACGTACCAGACATCGTTCAGCGCGAACAGCGCGCCCTGCGAGGAGATCGCGCCCACCGAGCCCACCGTGGGCACCAGGTGATCCGCCACCGTGTAGCCCGTCACCGGGCCGATGCCCTGGAGACGATACGGGCGGCGGCCCTTCAGGATCACGAGTTCCTGAATGCTGCTCACGAGGTCCACGATCGTGGAGTTGTCGTTCGGCTCCACGTCCATGAACCCGGCATCCGTGGTGCCCGTCCAGGACACCGTGTTGTTCAGCGCGGACCAGTAGAGACGCGAGGGCACCGCGCGGGCCGTCATGAAGGCGCGGTTGCCGTGCATCACGATCACCTGGCCCGTGGCCGGCGGGGAGCCCGCCATGTTCTGAAACGTGGTGCCGTCCCAGGTCATCGGCGCGTCGTAGCCGTTCGTGATGTGCAGCAGGTCGTTGTAGGTCGCGAAGCGGTAGCGGACCCCGGCATTGGTGGACTTGCCCGTGGCGAGGTTCGCGGTGGTGCCGTCGGTGAGGATCTTCACCACGCGCCCGTCGGAGGTGCCCACCACCTGGTAGTCCGTGCCGCTGCTGAGGCGGAACTGCGTGCCGCCCAAAATCTTGACGGAGGCGCCCAAACTTGAACTGTTTATAGCGACCTTGCCAAACCTCTTCGTCACGCCGCCGTCCGTGGTAAAAACAACGTTCTCAGCACGGGTCAAGCGGTTGCCATTCTTCATTCTGGACAGGCGCAGGGCGGTAGTTTTCACGTCCAAACCGCCGGCCAGCGAATCGACGCGGTAGGATTTAAGCGCCTGTCCATAGAGCACGGGGGCAGCCATCTATGCGGCCTCCGTGCTAACATGGGGCGAGCCGTACGAGTGTTTGCGCACCCGTACGGCTCTAACCACACCACGCCCCCTGAGGAGGAGCGCACCATGGCTAGACGAAGCGTACCATTCACGCTTGGCGATCTGCGTCGGGACCAGTATTCGCGTGGCACGCGCACAACGCATGGTCTGTCGAGCACGCCTGAGCATCGAGCGTGGGTCGCCATGCGTCAGCGCTGCCTGAACCCTAACGGACCCTCCTTCCGCCATTATGGCGGCCGTGGAATTACCGTCTGTCGGCGGTGGCGTCATTTCGCGAATTTCCTGGCCGACATGGGGTCGCGCGCGAGTCGACGCCATTCGCTGGAAAGGACCGACAACGCGAAGGGATATGGGCCTCGCAATTGCGTCTGGGCCTTGAAGCGGCAGCAGTGCAACAACACGCGACGCTGTGTCTACATCACCGTCTTCGGCCAGCGCATGACGCTCACACAAGCCAGCCGGCGGTTTCACATCCATCCGAAGGCCCTTGAATACCGTCTGCGCGTGATTGGTGTTTCTCCGGAACACGCCGTCACCATCCCCATGCGCCACATCAAAATGCTTCATTCGAAGAAGCTCTCTACATGAACTGTGTCCTGTGTCTGCCTAGCGTGACTCCCAAAAAAGCGCTGAACGGTCGCCTCGGCCGCCTGCTGCCACATGAGGAACGAGCTATCGCGGTCCTTCATCTGCGCCCGAGCGGTGGCGTAGTCCACAACCGCGAGCCACAGCGGCTGCGGCACCTGGAGCGTGTCCGTCGTGGCACTCAGCGTGCCCAGGATCGGCGTGTAGGTGAGCTTGAGATCCAGCGCGCGGTTCGCCTTGGGCGCCACGACCAGCGTGCGCTCGCCGATGAGATCACAGAGAAAGCCGCTCGGCTCCTGCGCGTCCACCGTGGCCAGCAGCGAGCGGAACGCGCCCGAGGTCATGTCCGCGAAGGCGAAGGTGACTGCCTCGTACCCGCTCGTGATGCACTCGATGAGCTTGAGTTCGTCCATGTCGGGCGGCAGCGTGTAGCTCGTCGTGCTCGCGGCGATGGCGAAGCCCGCGCAGTCGTACGCCTCGCCCAGAATGGTCACGCTGCCGTCGGTGGAACTGCGCTGCACGTCGAAGTAGTCGCTCTTCAGCGCCTTCACGCGCGACCAGACCATGTGCTGCGCGTCGTCCAGGCGCGCAATGAGCTCGGCGTCCTGCCAGAACGCGGGCTCGGCCTCGTCCAGGTTCTGGCGCACGGCGAGGAGCAGATCGGCGACCGTCTTGCGCGGCGCGGCCATCAGGCGGTCACGCTCCGGCGGTCGTAGGTCACGAAGCCGTCGTGCTCCGTGCGCAGTGGGTTGTCACCGGCCACATGCGTGCTGATCTGGCGCTTGGTGTCCCAGGCGAGGCGGTCGTAGATTTCGCGTGCGCCCTGCTCGTTGATCGTGTCCCACGCGCGCTTGGTCTCGGCCTCCTCCTCGGCTTCGGCGGCGTCGAGGCGGCGCAGCAGTTCGTCCTTCGCTTGGTGCGCCTCGAGCGTCAGGTGCTTCAGGTGCGCGGCGATGAAGTCCCACGGGTACTCGATCGGGTGGCGCAGCTTCGTCACGTAGCAGTACCCCTGCCGCCACCCGTCCCAGGCGTCCAGCGCGCGGGGCGTGGTGCCGAAGGCGCTCGGCTTCTCGGCGAGCCAGCCGGGCTGGCGTTCGCGCGCTTTCACTTCGATGAGCCAGCACTTCTGATGCGTGGCCCAGCGGATGCGGAGATCCTTGTCGAAGCGCGAGAGCTGCTGCACGAGCGACATCGGCGGAATCGGGCTCATGGCTCAGGCCCCCACGTGGTGGTGATGGAAAATCATCAGGAACTCGCTGCCGCCACTCCCCCCCGCCGCAATGATCCCGCTGCCGCCGCGCCCGATGGTGCCGCGATCCGCCGCGTCGAGCGTGCCGTCGGGCACGATGATGGGCGGATGCCAGGGGCGCGCGATGGAGACGATGGCCTTGCGCTTGCGCTCGGTGTCGATCATGGCCCGCTGACCATCTCTGCTTCCGTATACTGAGTCGAGTCGTCCGTGAGCGCCTTCTTCGCGATCACCACGCCCGCATCGTTGGAAATGGTCATGCTTGAACTGGTGACGGTGATCTGGTTCCGCAGGGCGTGGTACAGCAGCATTAGCGCCGTCGCCACCGTCGGGGTCGCCGCCGGGGCGGCCTGCGCCAGCTCCGCGATCTGATCCACGCGGATCACGTCGACCACCTCCGCGTTCACGTCAGCCTTGGCCTGCGCCGCGAGCGCGCCCACCGAGCCCGTGACATTGCCGCTGACGTTGCCACCCACCGCACCCGTGACGCTGCCGACGGCCCCCGTGACGGAGCCCACCGCCCCCGTGACGGAGCCCACGGCGCCGGTCACGCTGGCCACGGAGCCCGTCAGGTTGCCGGTGAAGGTGGTCGTGAGCGCCGTCGTCACCGTGGTGGCCGCGTTCGTGCCCGCGATGAACACGCCACCGGCGGCGCCCGGCGTGGCGGCGGCCACGTTGTTGATGTTCTTCACGTTGGCGTCGAGGATGCCCGCCGTCGCGGGCGTGGACACGGCGGTGCCGAGAATCTGCGTCATGCTCACGTCGAAGAGATCGGTGCCCAGGATCATCGCGTCATAGATGACGGCGGGCAGGACCATGAACTCGTGGAAGACGGGGCAGTGATTGGTCGCATCCGTGATCGCCAGGATCATGCGCCCGAGGCGGTTCGTATCCGCCGCCGCCAGCTCGAGCGAGTAGAAGCCCGCGTCGTCGCCCGTGATATGCACGAGGTCGTTGGAGGTGCCGGAACTCGCGCCCGTGATGTCGAGGACGAGCGTGGGCGCGCTGCCCGCGTCCGTGTCGGCGGCAAGCGTGATGTGCTCGTTCGTGGCGGTCAGCGCGGTCTTCGGCGTGAGACCGTCGGTCCCGAGGAATGGTCCCACCGTGATGATGACCGCCGTGTTGGTGCGCAGGTGTCTCATGCCCAGTGCTGCCGGTGGCTGACCAGGAGGGGCGCGATGCTCGCGCCGCCCTGCGGCGGCATGAGGGCGATCTCCATGAACGCCTTGCGCGTGTTGGCGACGGCGGTCGCCGTGAAGGTGCCCGTCCCGCCCGCCGTGACCAGCGTGCCGGTCCACACGCCGATGCCGCCGCCGTTGCCGTCAGTGGTCGAGTCGTCCGAGCGCTCGGCCACGCTGCCCAGGCTCGCGTTGGATTCGCTCCCCCAGCGGGCGGTGCCGATGTCGGTGTCGGTCGTGCTGACATAGACGATGAGGCAGTCGTTGACCGTCGTGGTCATGGTCGCGATGCTGAGCGAGTTGTCGAGCGTGTCGTCGATGCTCCCCGCGGTGATGTTCCAGGGATTGCCGCTCGTCTCGCAGCCGGTGAAGGCATGGATGATCGCGCCCACGTGGTTCGATTCCGCCGTGACGCTGATGGGATCGGTCTCCGCGCCGCTGTCGCGCTTCCAGAAGCAGTTCATGCGGGTGATGGTGGTCGTCGTGACCTGGTTGGAGTTCGTCACCTCCACCCAGCCGCCGGGCACGGTGGGCGTCAGGCCCGAGGTCTCGGTGAACAGCAAGAGGATGTCGTTGGCGGCGTGCCCGGTCGGGAGGGAGACGGACACGGCCGCGGTCGTCCCGTGGGCGAAGGCGCCTGCCGCCCGCCAGGTGGGCAGGGCCATGGCGCCCTACCCCTGCAGGACGGCTTGGAGCTGTCGCTTGGACTCGGCGAGTGCCGTGCGCTGCGTCTGGAGGGCGGCGGCGATGGCGGCAGCCTCGCGGTCGGCCTCCTCGCGATAGGCGGCGAGCTGCGCCTCGGCCAGGGCCTTGGCCTGCTGCGCCGCCGTGGTCTGCGCCTTGAGCGTGGCCAGGGCCGCGTCCGCCTGCGCGCGCTCCCGGGTGGCGATGGCCGCCCGCTCGGTCGTCACGCGCTCGAGATCCGCCAGCGCGGCCTTCACGTCGGCCTCGTACTTGGCGCGCTTGGTGTCGATCTCCTTCAGCGCGGCCTCGCGAGCCTTGAGGGCTTCGTCGCGGGTCCGCTCGGCGCCCTCACGCTCACGCTGGAGGCCCTTGAGGCCCTTCAGGAAGGCGCCGGCGCCCTCGAACCACTTGCGCTTTTCGCTCTCGGCCTCGCAGAGACCGATCATCTCCTCCAGCGACGGCTTCTCGACGCTCATGGCCTCACCCGTCCCGGGAACAGAACACTTTGATGATCGAGGGGACACTGCTCTGATCCTCGGAGGCGACGAAGCGGAGGTTGCCGCCTCCGGTGGCGCTCACGGGGATCGTGACGCAGGTACTCTCGACGAGCCCGTCCAGCACCTCCATCGTGCCGTCGGTCAGGTCAAACACGCTCACATCGGTCCACACCTGGGTCGCTTCGACCGTTTCCGTGCAGGCCAGGGCCTGGATCTTCACGGTCGCGGCGGCGCCCACCATCGCGCCGACGGTGATCTGCAGCACCTTGGTCCCACCGGGCACGCTGAACCATTCCGAGTTCACCGTCTCGCCGGAGGCGGGCAGGTTGAGGCGCACGGGGATACCGTTCCACGCGTACTTGTTCCCGGGCGGGTAGGCCATTTATGTCACCGTCCAGGCGCCAGTGGGCCCGACCATGTACCACGTGGTGATGCCATCGCTCACCAGCGTCGTGCCGTCGCCGGCTACGTTCCCGGACGCCGTGTTGAGCAGCAGGCCGGTCGACACCGTGGAGACGAGCGCCGTGCCGTCCTGGGCGCCACTCGTCTTGCCGACGATGTTGTCGCCGGTCTGCACGCCGATGCGGATCTCGCCGCCGGCGGAGCCCGCGCCCGCGACGAAGGTGTAGACGAGCCCCGCCGTGGCCGCCGCGGGCAGCGTGAAGACCTGCGTCGCGGTCGTCTTCGTGGCGATGAAGGTCGTCCCGCTCATCGCCGCCGTCACCGTGATGGTGTCGGCGAGCGTGACGGAGACGCTCTGGCGCGCGCCCGCGACCGCGCCTGTGAACGCAACGCTGCCGGTAAAGGCGTTGCTGCCCGTGAAGGTCTTGGCCCCGGCCACGGTCTGGTCGGAGACGTTGTCGACCGCCCGGCGGGTGGACCCGCCGGCGCGGAAGACGAGGTTGTGCGTCGCGGTTTCCACCGCGATCGCGCTCGAGGTCTCGCTCGCGGGCAGATCGGCCGTCCCGATGATGCGCTGGATATGCGTTTCGGGCGCGTCTTTGGGCATGGGGTTACCTTGCCGCCCCGACACCTGGACGCGCGGCGCCGGAAGGAGGAACTCCGCGAGCATCGGAGCGGCAAGCGGGGTGCGTCATGATACGAGCCCCTGCAGGCCCTTCTTGCGATCGGCCATGAACTCGGCCGGCGTGTGCGTCTTGCCGGTCTTCATGTTCTTGGACTCGACGACCTGGCCCTTCTTGAAGGCGAGGCGCTCGAAGCCGCCATCCTTCATGGGCTTCATCCGGTACGTGGCGCCCTTGATCGGCATGCTCAGCGCCCTCCGAAGATGCGATCCCACCCGGCGCGGTAGGCGTCCTGCGCCGAGCGCGAGCCCTCACCCACCACGGCGAAGTGGTGGCGCTCGAACTTGGCCGTCTTGTCCTGCGCCTGGAGGTCGAACTGGTCATGGCGCGCCCGCAGCGCGGTATCGGCCGCCGCGCGGCGCACCGTCCGCTCCGCGTCGGCGTAGTGCTGGCCCCAGGTCGGCATTACAGGTGCGTCCACGACCACTCGAGGTTGGTGAACGCGCCGCACGGGCACTCGGCCATCGGCGGGGTCGCCACGCACTCGTGGTCGCCGCGCGCATCCTGGCTGCGATGCGCGAGCTTGCGGCCCTCGATGAAGATCCGCTCGTCCTGCGCCGCCCGGTCGTGCCGGTCTTTGTCCCGCTGAGCCATTAGGTGGTCCCTACGAGGGCCGCGCGGCCAGCGCCACCGGCCACGGTCGCCACCCACGAGTTGACGATGTCGCCCTCACCCGCGAGCCCCGTCGCCGCTTCCCAGCCGAGCGCGGTGGTCGCGCCCGCCACGGAGGTGGTGATGTTGCGCAGCGTGGCGTTCGTCCCGTTGGCGGTCATGTCGATCTGCGCGCCCAGGTTCGTCACGACGCCCCCGCCGCCGATCTGCACGTGGCCGGGGCCGATCACCATGCCCGTGGCCCCCGCGCCGCCCGAGATCGTCTCGTACAGGCTCGTCACCAGCGTGTTGGCGGTGTGCATGTGAATCCAGTTCTGCATGATGCCGCCGATGCTCGAGGCCGCCACCTGGTAGAAGGGGCCGATCGCGGTGTTCGTCCGCATCAGGAAGTCTTCGAACGTGGTCGCCAGGCACGCGCCCGTGTCCTTCATGAAGATGGTGCCGGTGCTGGCGGTGATGCCGCGCGCGTCGTAGGTGAAGTCGTGCAGCCACCAGCCGTCCGCGCCCGCCGTCGCCCGCGCGAACATGATCCCCGCCGTGAGCGGCACGAGCCGCAGATGCGCGATCTCCACGTTGTCGGCGGCGGCCGTGGGGCCGAAGCAGAGGTCGACGCCCGCCACGATGGAGGCCGACTGGCCGCGGCGGCGCTTGGAGCCCATCCACCGCGCGTCCGACTTGTTCATCACGATGGCGGTCGCGGGCGTGTAGGTGCCCGGGCAGAAGTACAGGATGTCCCCGCGGAGGCTGACCATCGCGTCCTGCGCGGCCTGCAGCGCGGCGGCGTCGGTCGCGCCGGCCACGGTCGTGGTGCCGCCCGGCGTGTAGAAGACGCGGTTGGGATTGCGCTCCTGCCAGAGGTCCAGCGCCCCCGTGCCATCGGCCTGCGTCCACCCGGTGGTGGAGTAGTCCGAGTCGACCAGGTAGAAGGTCTCGCCGAAGTCCTGGTGGGCGATGAGATCCTTGAGATTCGGTGCCATGCGCTACCTCCTAGACGG